TGTTAAGGCAGGTGATACTGTTTTGATTCCGGATGGTGCATTTCATAGAGTTCATTCAGGTGATAAAGGTTGTTATTTTATTTGTGTTTTTGATGGAAAACGAAATCATTAATGTTTGAACATGAAAAAATTGATATCGGATATGAAGACCTGGTTGCTGAAACATCTAATAATGGCAGACGCTATACTGCTCCTGATGGTAATAAGTATCCTAGTGTTACTACAGTCCTAGGTATATTAAACGAAGAAGCCATTGCTGCCTGGAGAGCTAGGGTTGGTGAGGCAGAGGCAAATAGAATTAGTGGTATAGCATCTAGTCGTGGTACACTGGTTCATGAAATCATTGAGGATTATTTAAATAATAAAGACACATCTGGGTATCTACCTCATATACAACAATCATTACAAAATATAAAACCTATATTGGATAAACATATTACAAAGGTTTATGGATTAGAGGTTCCTTTATATAGTAAACATTTAGGTTTGGCAGGTCGTTGTGATTGTATAGGAATATATGATGGAACACCATCTATCATCGATTTCAAGACGTCCAGGCGAGTGAAGAAAGCAGAAGGTATATCAAATTATTTTGCTCAAATGTCTGCATATGCAATTATGTGGGAAGAAAGAACAGGTATGCCAATTATTAATACAACAATAATTATGGACGTTGATAATGAAGAACCTTTAGTGTTTAGAGAAAAAAGAGATAATTATACAGAATTATTGCTTAATACAATTAAGGAATACAATAGAAGAAAACTATTCCAACACTAACCTTTCATCACTGAATAAATCCTTTACAATATCAAACCCTTTTTTATGGGAATATTGCTCAATTCCTTCCTTAACAAATAAACAAGATTTTACTCCAACAGCATCTGTATTTTTTATATTATTAATTATTATATCTTGATGTTTATTTGTAAAATTAAATCCTAAATCATTTAATTTATAAACCGAGTTATCTTCTAAAAATAATTCCTCATAAGATAATGTATATAAAAAATTTGTATTTTGTTTTAAAATATTGTAAATTTTATTTGTATTTTTTCTTATATTTTCCATAAAACTTTTACAATGTACAATACTTATTTCATCTACATTAAATGTGTAATCGTGGTCATCATTATTATGTAATGCCTCTATATGATACCACCCTAGGAATTGTGATAATAAATCCTTTCTATAAATCAATAAATGTTTTGCACCATTATTATCATTTAAAAAATTTATTATACCCTCTTCTGTTAATCTATCATCAATTAATGCCTTAACAATATATTCATCATTATTAATGACAAATGATTGATTATCCTTAAATGTATATTTTGGAAGATTTAAATGATTTTTTATATTATATACTAAACTGGATTTACCTGTTTCGGTAGCACCCCATATCACGAGTTTCATTATGCCGAGTCATATTTTGTAGGTTCTAATATGGTAGAACCATCTTGTAAAGTTCTATTAGTTAATGATTTGTTTATACTTCCTGTACTTGAGTTTACACCTAACAATTCAAAGTATGTAAATCTAAAAGAAGCTGGAAATGTTAAATATTCTGTACCTGCAGATGTTGATTCGAATTGTATATCACCAATATTGGTAGGTATTGCATCAAGATATCTAATTTGTCTTATTTGATTGTTATGGCTTGATAATATTGAAAGCGTCATATCTGCATATGAACCAGCATCTCTACTAGTTCTATCAAGTGGATTCATTGCTGTATTATCTAAATTTCTACGCATCCAGTTAAACATTTCTGTATAACTATTCATATCCTCATCTAATATAATTTGGCATGATAAATCACCAAATACTAATGTATCACCTGGAAATGGTACAGCAACCTTTTTAAAAGGTGTTTCAACTGAATTCATCTGCATTCCAGGGTGTGCTATTGATTGACAAAAAAATTCTAAATTTGGATAATGTTTTCTATCAATCAACAACTTAAATGATGTTGGTTGTAGATAATTTATATTTGTAGTTAATGTAGCCATATTGTTATTTATACAAAAAAAGGGGACCGAAGTCCCCTTAATTTATTTGGATCTAATATCTAGATTATGCACCTAGGATATTGTCAACTCTGAATAGTCTATAGTATTGGTTAGACTTAGCAGCTGCAAGACCATCTGATGGTGTTGAGCCTACGAATGGGTTTGAAACCATACCGTAACGAGTTTTAAATCCAATTCTTGGTTGGAAGCTGTCTTCAGCCACGGCACGAACCATTGTGAGTGGGACGTATGGGCAATAGAATAGACCAGCATCGTAAGGGTTTGTACCTTTATATCCAACTGTGATATAATCAGTAGTTGCATATGGGTCAATGTAAACCCTTGTTCTTCCGTTAAGAGTACCAGCAAATGTGTTACCAGTATCATCAACATTTAGAGCTGTAGACATTGCAGGAGCATAGTCTAACATTCCTGATGCTGATAGAGCAGATGCAACATCTGAAGAACATACGATAAAGTTACCTTTACCTCTACGTGTTTCTTTAGCGATTGTATTTGCTTCTCTTTCGATTTGAAGAACCAAGCCTTTGAATTTTTCAACTGACCAACGGCCATCTGCATCTGTTTGGATGTCAAATATACCATTGACTGCTGTGTTAGCTTGAAGTGCACCAGTTTTAGCTTGTGAGTTGATTGTTCTTACAACTTCCCTGTTGATTTCAGCAAGAATTTCAGTTGAAAGAATGTTAGCCAACTCAGTTTCAGCATCTAAACCGTGGATAGCTTTAAGGTCTTGAGCTAATTCCATTGTGTACTCAGCTTTTAGAGCTCTACTTCTAGCTGTCACTGTTGCTTTTTCAATGGTGAATCCCATATTAGCAATAGCATTTGATGCAGAATCACCTAGTGCTTCAGCAGAGTCTGTTGTTAGACCTTTTGCAGCAAGAGCTGTACTTCTGTCATCATCAGCAGTTGAGTCTGAGTCTGTAGCAGCAGAGATACCTGATCCGTCTGCAGGTTGAGCTGGGTCAGCCTGTGTACCAGAGAATCTTGTATCAGCTTCGTTAAAGAGTGCTTCAGTGTTACCTGTTGTACCTGCTGTGTAACGTGATTTCATTGCAAAGATTAAGCCTGTAGGACCAGTCATTGGTTGTACACCGCAGATGTCATATGCCATTAGGTTAGGCATAGCACGTCTTACAAGTGAAATCAATACTGGATTCCAGTTTGCAGATGAATCGTTGTTTGTTGCAGGACGATCCTCAGTAATAAATCCTGAGTACTGAGCAGCCTCTTCACGCATCGCCACTTCTTGGTTTTCTAGAATAGCAGCTGTTACTGCTTTTCTATGGTAGTCTTTGATAGCACCAGCTGATTCTTCATTAAGAACCGGTGCCCATTTTTCTACCAATCTGTCGTATGATAAGTTTGGTTGCATTTTAGGACTTCCTTATTATTGTTTAGTCTGCTTTTTAATAGCAGATACATATCTAGCCATAACATCTGATGTTTCGACAATATCATCTTCTGATTCATCAATATCATCTGCTTTTGACTCGGTTACTTTTTTAGAGAAATGTGATTCTTTCACTATTGAAACTTTTTTAGAAAATGTTTCTTCAGATTCAAAATCAATATCCTCAACTAATTTTTTAAGCTTTTCTACTTGAGTGTCAGCCAAGTCTTTTGAAGCTTCACGAATGATTGCTTCTTTTTGGTAACCTTCAAGTTGTTCAGCCATTTCGATTGCTTTCGCAGTTGTTGAATTTAGTTTTTCTTCTAATTCGTCAACTGTTCCAGATAGCTCATCAACTAGGTCTACTTTGGATTCTGGAACATCAATGTAGGACTCTGTGAATAGGTCTTTTAGACTTGTCATAAAGTTTTCTGCAATTTCTGTTCTTAAACCTTGTTGTATTGCAACTTGGTTTTCTTTCATCCAGTTTTCAACTACGTAATTTAGATAGTTGTCGACCTTCTCAACTAGGTCTGCTTTAGTTGCATCAACTTCTGCAGTTAGTTCCTCGTTGTATTTTTCTTCTAGGCGGTCAATCTCATCTGATAGTTTAGATTTGATTGCAGCTTCAAAGATGACTGCGGCTTTATCTTTAAATTCTTCAGATAAAGTTGCTTCGTTTTGAATTAGAGCATCTAAATCGCCAGAAAAATCTGCTTGATAGTTAATTGCAGGTTCTTCATGTGATTCAGCCTCAACACCTTCCTTAACATCGTAGTTATAACCAACGCCATTCATAAGTTTCTTCATTTCGTTTGTACTCATTGAATTCATCTTATTATACATAGCGTTAATCATACCTGCTTTTGTACCAGGTAGTTTTTGAGGTGCTTCTGAATTTGATTTGTCACCTTTTCTTGCTGGAGCCTTGCCAGATGCATCACCAGCCTTAGCGACAGTGTCGACAGACTTTTCTTCTGCATCTTTTGTAGGAGCCTCAGCTTCTGTAAGTTCTTCTGTTGATTCCATTACTTCGTTCTCAACTTCTACTTCTTCTGCTTGAGCGTCTACTTCTTGATTTTCGATTATTTCTTTTTCAGACATAATCCGCTCCTTATATTTTAGATTTGAGTAACGAGAGGAAATTTTTAAACTCACGTACCTCTGTTTCATAGAGATTCGCTTTATTAGCTTTTTTAATTTCGGTCTCAATTTGTTCAATTTGTCTAGCTTCAATAATGCCGTTATTCCAAACCCATTCTACGCCTTCCATAACTCCATTTACAAATGCTGATGGAGCAGATGGGTCTTGCACAATGTCTACTGCGTTAAGAATAAAGTCGTCTTTGACAACCATTGCGTCATTACTTCTTTCTAAACTTCCCATACCACGAGTTGAAACACCTAGTTTGACACCGCCATCAAGGAGCCCTTTTACAATTTCTCCCATTGGTGTAGCCAAAATAGTTGCCTTGCCCATAACATCATTTCCCTCCCATGAGAGAGATTCAATCTTATGAGAAACTTTGTCGAGATTTACGGTAGGTCCATCAGGATGATTCAATTCTCCAACTGCTCTTCCTGTTTTCACTTGTTCGTTATCATATTTATTGACCGCTTTTTCCATAATTGGTCTTGGATATACCCTACCATTTCGATTCTTTTTTTCTGCTTGCATGAAAACACCTTCGATGGCATATGTTTTTGTACCATTCTTTTCTTCGGTAATTACCTGTAGGTTGTTTTCAGTATATTCTGCTATTAATTTCATTTGATTATCCTTTTGGATAAGTAATTTTTGTTAACTTTACTGCTGCATTTGCCGCAAATATTTTATCACTACCACTTTTTGGTATTAACACTGTTTCCATTGGTGCAAGAGTCATTGAATTACTATCCGAAAAACTTTCGCTATACATTGTTAACAGATAACCAGTTGAGGCACTAGTATTTACAGCTCTAACAACTCTGGCGTTACTTACAGTAGTGGCTCCACCAGCTCCTGTCGGCGCGGCTATTTCCGCGGATTTGGGTTTATAGAAGTTCACCATTTGTTTTTCCTTTGTATATAGATTTGTATTTATTTATAATCCTAAAGTTTTAGGGTCTGCCAATGCCATTCTATAATGATTATCATGTGTTAATTTATATCCAAACCTATTTGTGAAATAATTTGGTTTTTTAAATAGCATATATGGTCCATGACTCTTTGTGTGCTCAAAATATTTTTCAAAATACTCTTTGGATTCTTTCCATCTATCATTTACATTTCTTGTTTCTTTTATTAATTCAGGTATAATTAATTCAGCTGCGGTATTACATACAAACACTGGTCGTATTTCTTGTAATTGTTTTGTTATCTCTTCATTTGCAATTGCAAACCCACATCTTAAACCAGCCAAACCTAATGACTTACTAAAGCTTTTTAAAACAATAACATTGTCAGCGAATAATCTATATGATGGTTCTTCAATAAAATCTGCATATACCTCATCAACTATAACATATTTAAAATTGTTAAATAAAGGTAATAAATCATATACACTGCCATTATTACCATTAGGATTTGCTATATAAAGTATTGAATTTTCATCCTTAAAATAACCAAATGCCTTTATATCATATTTGTATTGTAAAGAATGTAAGGAGGTATTTGTTATATCCATATAATCACACATTACTCTAGCCATTTCATATGAAGGCTCATGTATATAAATCTTATGGTTTTTATATAATCTAAATAATCTTTCTAATAATTCAGTTGCACCAAATCCTACACTTACATTGTTTATATTTAAATTATAATAATCACATATAGAATCGTATAAGGCCATTTCATTTGGTAACCTACAAAGATTTACATTGGATAATAATGATTGCGACCTACTAACAATGTATTCGTCGTAAGGAATATTTAAATTTAAATTTTTATTGTGAATTAAATGTGGTCGTTCTCTATCAATCCAAGTGTGTCTACTCAGATTCTTCCTCATCATCTTCTTCACTGGATTCATCATCTACAACTTCTTCTTCAGATTCTTCTTCTGTTTCATCATCAGCTAAGGCATTTTCTATCTCTTCATCTGATAGTTCAATATCCTCATCATCTTCTGGCTCAACACCATTAAAAACCTGATTTGCAAGTTTTATTTTTTCTTGATCAAGTACATCATTTTGTTTTTGTGCTAGATTTTGATGAATTAATTTCTCGGCATTATTAAAATTACCTTGTAATATATCATTAATCAAATCATTTGTTATTGCATCATCAGCCATAATTTATCTCCTTATTAAAATTCATCTGGCAATTCTTCGTCACCACCACCAGCTTCTTTTTCAGCGGCAATTTGGTCTTGCATTGTTTGAACATCTTCCTCAGACATCATCAATACATTTTTCATAATCCATTCCTTAGAGTAGTATTCACCAACATAGTTTTGTATAATATCTAATGTTTGTACTCTTTCTCTTGTTAATTCTGCTTCTCTTAATTCCGCAAAGTTATTATCCTTGAGATAATCAACAATAATATCACTTTTCCAATTATTCCAATCATCTTCAGTAATAATACCTTTTAACATTAATTGTTTTTTCAGTATATCTTTGAATAGATATGAGAACCTAGCTCTTAATCTATCAATGAATTTTTGGAATTTAATTTCGTCTCTATTTATTTCTGTTGTACGGCCAAGACTAAATTGTTGGTCAGCCTCTAATCTACTTATAGGAACATTAAGTGAACGATATAATCTTCTTTGGAAATAAATAATATCATCTATCTGCCCTAGATTATCACCACCTGGTAGTGTGGAAATTTCAGTTCCTCGGCCACCTTCTCGTCTTGGTAACCAGAAATCTTCCAACATTGACATATGTTTTCTGTCGTCACGAATTTGTCCTGTATTAGCATCGTATACCAACTTGTTACGATAACGTGACATAATCTGTTTCATATATTCTTCTGCTTTACCTTTTGGTAAATTACCAACATCAATATAGAATATCCTTCTTTCAGGTGCCCTTGCAAGTCTGTAAATAACAAGTGCATCTTCCATCATTCTTAATTGATTGATTGGTTTTAATGCCTTATGAAGATATGATATAACTTTTCTTCTTGATTCATCTAAAAGACCAGATGTAATATAATTAACTGAATCTTCTGTTAATCTCACACCAGTTGTTTGTTGACCTGGTTTTTCTTGGTAAACATAATATTCATTAACCTTTGTAACTAGTTTTGCACCAGTTGTTTCATCCTTTTTGGTTTTAACTTCTTTTACTTTTCTTATTTTTGCAGAATCAATAGGTCTAATTTCTTGAATACCAGATTTTAAATTACTTTCATCTACAACTAAATGATGATACATTCTTCCGTCAATATAATATCTTCTAAAAATATCATGACCGTTTTCATCAAAGTTTAACATACTATAAATGTTATCAAATTCTTCTTTTATTGTTGATTTAATTTGATCAGATGTATCAACATTATCCAATATAATATCAACTGATTGTTTTGTTTCACCGGATGTTATCGCAGCATCAACTATATCCTCAATTGCCTGGTCAACTTCAGGGTGCATTGATACACCACGATATTTCATAATAAGGTCTTTATTATCCTTAACCTTATCATTACCTTCAATATCAACATATTGGCCGTAATATGAACCAGATGCTGTAATATAACCTGCACCATCTTCGTCCCTTGGTGGGACAATAGACGGACGGTTTTTCATAGTTTCGTCTTTATTGGATTGTCTTTTGATTTCAAAACCAAATAATGTAAAGCCGTTCTCTGCCATGTGTAATTCCTATGTTACTGTGGGGGTCTTTCGACCCCCTTTAGTAATATTTATCCTATTAAGAAGTAGTTGCTATAGGAGCAAGTGCTTCAAAATATTGATATGTGAACGTAATATCAAATTCCTCGATAGTATCTGTCGTATCATATGACACTTCGATAGGACCAATTTCACTAGGAAATGCTCCTCTAAATGTATATGATTTAATGGAATCTCCATTACGATCTAATTGTTCAACTTTTAAGTCTGCTTCGTATTGGATAGGTGAAGTAAGACCGGTA